CGGATAGAGACCTGTCCAGATAGCGTAATTGCTTCTGCGTTTGCAAGACGATAGTATCGGAAGTGCTCATTACCAATAGCACCATAGGCAGAGTTAAGAGAAATCTTCTTTGCCATTTGAATGTTATTGCAACGAGCAATCTCCTTCATTAGTTCAACAGTAGGAGTTTTCTCATACTGTTGTTTTGCTTTGATCATCTTCTTCTTAAAGATGACCCTAGAGTCATACATCTTCTGCATCATCAAAGGCAGAAAACCTTGTACGTCCTTCCTGTACTGTGCTCCATTGGCACAGACAGCAAACTCACCATCAATATCAATCTCCTTTTTTAGGATCCCTTCAACGCTCGCACAGGGATGTCTAGTCTCCCTGAGGGTTTCTGGGGAGATATTGTACTGCATAATAAGATGAGGATAGAGGCTATTGAGGTCAAAATTAACAACCCAATCATAGCGTCCTGGTTTCGGTTCTTTAACATAAGCACCAGCATATTTGGCATCTTTAGTTGCTTCCCTCTTAGGAGGAATTGCAATCTTACGTTTATTTAACTCACAGTAGATGTAGTTATCCCACATACGAACCTGTGAGAATACATCCTCATAGTTTACCTTAGCATCATAAGCCATGGTAAACGCTAAGTCAAGTAGTTTCATCTTATCATCAAGTTGATCTACCAACCTAACGTCGTGAATGTTATACTCAATAAACTTTTGCCAATCATTCTCATAGAACTCTTTGAAAGTATCGTACTCAGAGTGATCTAACTTTCTCGCTCCAAGTTCAACCATACAGATGTGATCAAGACGATAACTTTCTTGGTTTGTATAAGTGAATTTTCTGTATAGTTCAAGATAATCCAGCGTAGAAATTCCTGGTAGATCGTAGGCGATTTGTCTTCGTCCTTTGATGAAAATTTCTCTAGAAGAAATAAGTTTCCAAGGGCTAAGACTCTTAGCAGCCCTCTCACCAAGAATCCTATCAATACGGCGAGCGATATAGGGAATATCAAAAAGCTGTACGTTCCAACCTGTAATAACATCAGGACAATTTTCATTCCAATACCCCAAGAATGCAGTCAACATAGACTCTTCAGTTCTGAAGTGCATGTAATCAACCTCAGGGTCATTGTTATCAAATGGTCTAGCACCAAACACAATGATGCGACCAGTATAAGAGTCCTTAATACTGATTGCTAAAATTTCCTGATCTGCTGTTTCAATATCAGGGAATCCATTCTCGGCAGCAGTTTCAATATCAATGTTGAACACACGAATCTTTGATGTATCGTATTTGATTTCATCTTCAGGATGCTGTTCAGTAATGTATTGATATAGGTAACGAGTGTTGCCGTAAATATCAAAATCTTCTACGTCTCTATATTTTTTGACAAACTCTTTTGCATCATTAATAGAACCTAACTTCAAAGGTTCTACACAATTTCCTTCTAGTGTTTTCCACTCAGAATAATTTTTACTAGGTACATATAATGTAGGATTGAAAGATACTCGGTAAGAAAAAGGAAAACCGCCCTCGTACCCACGTACTAGAAGACGGTTTCCTGCCTGTTCAACGTTTGTGTAAAACTTCATTCTGTAAGGACTTCAGGCTCAATAGGTTTGTAACTATAATACTTGGCAAGGATGTCTTTGCCAGGTTCAATAAAGGTTAGTATATCAGAAGATCGGACAACTGTCTCTTTAATATCAGCAAAGGGGAGCCAGTCTTTCAACTGGTCTCCCTCAATTGCCATTGGATTACCTAAGATACAGTCAGGATCTCCAAACTGTACTCCTTCAATCTCCTGTACTGACGCCAGCAGCCACTGGTCCTTCAGTAGCAGCACCGACAGGTTGTTGTTGTTCATTAGCAATTCCTAGAATATCATCTCCATTGTTTGGAAGGAATCCAAGATCAACTCTTGCTTCCTTGAGTTTAGTGACATAGTTTAGCAGAATATCACCTGATGGTGGCATCGCAGATACCACGGATGCAGGATTGATACGATGATCTTCGTATGGAGTAAAAGGATTCCAACGACGATATGTTACATTAAACTGCTCGTTTCCACTCTCATCAGGTTCACCTACCTGAAGTGCTAGTGACAGTGGATAGAGAAGTTGATATGCAACAAACTTGTCTTCCTCACGCACTTGTCCAAAGTTAGCAATTACTTGCTCGCCAGACATAAGCGTGACAATACGTACATTATGTGTAACTTCATTAGGGGCAGTTTCGTTTTGTGCCACGGGTGTATCAGTCATATTACAATTCAGTTGATTTAATTATATCAAGAGGAAGGGGGGATGTCAAGTCCCCCCTGTGTTACGTTATTTATCTGCTTCTGGAAGCGACTCCCTTTCAGAGAACCACAACTTTCTTTTCTTTTCTTCTGGTACAAATTTTTCCAGTACCACTGTTAGCAATCCATCTACATAGTCAACGGATTTAACTTCAACATCATCTCCTAGTTGCCAACTCTTAGTAAAAGATCTCGTAGCAATTCCTTTGTGGGCATACTCTCTTTCTTCTTTTACTTCAGGATATGCTGAAAGTGTTAAGACGTTTTCTTCTGTTGCGACTTCAATATCTTTTCTTGAAAATCCAGCAAGAGCGACTTCCAAAATGGTTCTGTTATCAGATCCACTAATGATGTTGTAAGGTGGGTAATTGCTTCCAGCTCCTGCAAGAGCTTCAAGTCTGTTGAGTCTTTTGATGTCATTTTCAAAACCTAGCATATATGGGGTATAGGTATCCCAGTCAAATGTGACCATTATAGTGTCCTCCTAAAAGCGACTGTGTGTGATTGTGGATCCGAAGCATCCACTATTGTTTTTGGCGTTGGAATGTGCTTGACAACTCCAACTGAGCACTGAATTTTGTGCCTATAGTATCTATAGCACATCCATTCGTTTTGACAACAGGATAGTTTTCTGGTTTTCCGACGTATTATTACGGTTCTCACGAATGTAATTAATGGTATGTTCGGTAAACATATCAAACGCTATGGAAAACCGTACCTCGTTTGTAGGATTGCATCCTACAGCATGTTCTAACCACGAGGGAAATAATGTCATTTGACCCATAACATTTTTCACTTTCCAATATCCAAAATACCATCCTAGATATGGGAATAAGTAATCAGTTGATGTGCCAAGTTCAGACAAAGATATATTACCACTAAGGTAACTGTTTTCGTGAAAGGCATGAGAGTGGTGTGGAATACCTTCGTTGGGTTGTAATGTTACTCCCCAACCACGAATCCATAACTTGTCTTTTGGTATAACTTCTTCACCCAGTTCATTAATATAGTCCAAATATATTTGATAGATTCTATCAGATAAAATTTGAACAACAAGATCAGACCAAGAAAATAAATTATAATCTAACCAATTTTCTCTGCTACATTTTTTAGCAGAAATTAGATCAACCAAATCACTAGTAATTGTTTCACCTAGATCATCAATGTAAACTGGTATGTCAAAATATGGAGCGAAGGGAGTATTAGATTCCCAACTAGTCCATCTATACAACTTAGGATTATCAGACTCAACCCTAGAAGGATGATCTTCCATCAATCCTCTTGTTTCTTACGACCAATATTATACTTAGATTCTAGCGTCCAAGCATCTTTATCTTTAAAACTTAACACTTTGATTTGATTCAACGGTGCTAGATCAGAGATCGTGTCAGGAGAAACTACACTGATCAGACCCCAGTCTGAAAGAAGTTGTGCAATTCTATTCCTACGTTGAATATCGTTGATAGAAAAATTTGTCTTTTTACCATCAAGGGCAAAGAGTTCCTTGAAATGTACAATATAATACTTACCTTGCTTATGCAAGATATGACATGACTGATAAATCTTTTTTTCTTTTCTGGAAGCGACTCCAATCCTTGTTAAAGTTTCTCTCACTTTTAGAAAGTCATCAGGTTCCCCCAATGTAACCTCAACCATGTCAGCCTGTTTCCAATTAGTCTCAGTCTCACTTTGCATTTTTACCACCCTTTCTCAATAGATATGTAATTTTATCTAGTTGATCCTTGGTGAGAATCCTGAGTGCTTGGAGAGCCTTATCATCATTATAACCATAATACTCTTTAACTACGTCAAGATAATCAATAGAATCTTTCCTAGCCCAAGGAGAAAAACGTTTCCTTGGTTTCACACTATTTATGTAAAAATCATACTGCATCTTGTTTGGCAGATGAGGGTTCTTGTTCATCTCATTTGCATACAATACAGTATCAGTAAACGATGATAGACATCTGTTTACAATGTATGGTGGGTATTTCTTTTCAGCATCAGAATCATCATCAATAATATTCTTTTTACTTTGATTGATGCTGTATAGATAATCTTTCAGTTGGTACTTCATTCCAGTGCCGTATCACTCCGCTAATAATAAAACAATTAGTAATGAGATAAGAAAAGAATATAATACTACGTATGATAACAACGTAGTTGTCATAGGGTTTAGTTTTTTCATCAGAGAAACTGCCCAATGAATATTTCCATATCTCCCAAAATTTATTCATTTAGTAATTCAGGTGGTTGAGAAAATCCAAGTGTGGTACGACGATGCCACAATTCCTGAACACCTTCTTCTTCCAAATCTTGTAGTTTGGTTTGTAGTTTAGTAATTTCTTCTTCAGTGTAGAGCCATGGTTGCTCCAATGCTTTCTTTAATGCTGCTTTGGCTTTCATAGTTATTAATTATAAGTGGTAGTAAACGATATTCCGCTTGCTGTATACGATATGTTAACATATCAACGGTATCATTAGGACAAATTGGTACTATTGATTGTCCTAGAATCTCCCCAGAGTCTAACTCCTTGGTTACATGATGCACAGTGCATCCTGTTTCCTTATCCTTGCTTTGAAATGCTTGTTCAACAGCATACAAACCTTTATATTTTGGGAGTAAAGATGGATGAATGTTTATAATAGGACATGGAAACGCATTTGGATGTTTAATTATTCGCATCCATCCTGCAAGAACTACTAGATCAACTCTCCATGCTTCAAATAATGCAATAATATCCTTTTCTGATTTGTGTTTAACATGAACATGAGGTATGCCCAACCTCTCTGCTCTTTGTTTAGCACCACACTCTTTTCTGTTATGGATCATAAGTACTACGTCATGGTCAGGGCATTGACGTACAATGTTTTCAAAGTTGGTTCCGTTTCCAGAACACATAACTCCTAATCTCATTAAGCATTCTCCTTGCTTCTTGTATATATCCAACCAGTGCAAATATATTTGCGTTTGTTAACTGTCGGACAAGCACGATGTACATATTGCCATGTAGATGGAAAGATAATTAACTTACCTGCTTTAGGTGTAACACTCTTCCCACATGAGAACTCTGTACAACCACTACCATCTTTAATTGTATTAAGATACCAGAGATATGTAAACTGTCTGGGTCCATATTGTGGGGATATCGTAAAATCATGATGCCATGTATACCACCCACTATTCTTTTGATATCTTTGTATTTGATATCCTGTATCTTCCATTCTAAATTGTGAAAGCATCATTTGAAGGTCTAGAATATTGTCAGAAATTTCTGCACAATGTTCTGCGTATTGATCCATGCCAGCACTAAGTGCTTTAAAAAATACTTCGTCCTCCTCTTTCCAATCATCTTTATCTGAAATAGGAAGGTCTGTAGTTACTTTAACATTTTTCTTAACTATTGGGTCAGCTACTGTTCCTACACAACCGTCTTGTTTTCTATCATCAAGTTCAAATTTTTCAATAACAGATTTGCAAAAGTCTTTGGATAAAGATTTTGGCATTTCCATAATAAAATCTTCACCACGTATGTTGTGGGGAAGATTGTAATCTATTGATTTAATAATCATGATAGAAGTTATTTGAGTTTAGCATTAACACCCATTACTTTTGCGTTTGGGTTACGTGCAAGAGCAACTTGACGTGCTTCTTGATAGTCACGTGCATAGACTTCTTCTTTGAAGACGTGTCCTGCAACATAGAGGGTTACTTCACACTTCATAATTTAAAAGGACTAACTCCTTCCTGCTTGCTTGATCTGTATTATAGCACCCTGTAGACCGCATGGTGTAAGTGTGTGCAAATTCCGCAGCTGTCCACTCCTTGAACCTATCTTTGATAAGTTGTGAGTTGTTGTAGGAAACTAGCATCTTACAAACAGAACGGTCACAATCTTCTGCAAACTTATCGTGGTCAAATCCTTTGTGCATTGAACCTTTACGACCATATAGATTATCTTTAATATCGTATGGAGGATCTAGATAAACAAATACATTCTGATCATCTGTAAGTAGTTCTTCGTATGATAAGTTTGTAATTCTCCAGTTCTCAATTAGTTCTGAGTATTCAGTAAGTTTTTCAATCCCTCTAATTGAAAAGTTGGACTCTGATGCCTGAGGACTGAAGGAGGAGGACTCAGTAAGTCCACTAAAACTGCACTTATTAACAATATAAAAAGCAATCGCTCTTTCCAAGTTAGACTTTTTGGGGTCATTTACTTGTCCTTTCATTTCGTTAAACAACACTCTGGCGTCATCACGATTATCGTTATGCTTTTTGTAATGCATAACTCCATCTTGAAGATCTTGTCCATGATCTCTGAGTTCACACCAGAAATTATATAGTGGTTCATATAAATCATTGATCCAGATGGAGACATCTGGATACCTTTTGGTAATCTCTAACGCTACACTTCCACCACCAATAAAAGGTTCACGATAACTTTTATTCTTTAGATCAGGAATAAACTGAAAGAGTTTACTCAGAGCACGACTCTTCCCGCCTGGATAACGTAAAGGAGTCTTCAGAGATTTTGTAGTCTGGGGCATGATATTTAAGATATTCCCAAAAGGTTAACTTCATTTCCTTAAGCGTCATACCACAATGGGCAGCCGCTGTAGGTAGGTTCATTGTAGCATGAAACAATGCTTCATTTGCTTCCTCTACGTTTTGTGGTGTTGTTTTGACTCTGGATGTATGCCCATTGTCGTTTAGGTTCGTCTTTAAGACGCTCATGCATTTCCTCCATCATAATAACTCTAGGTTCTTTCTCTAGAAATTTTAGTAGACTCATTTGATTTCTACCGATTTAATAGTGATCTGAAAAGTTTCTGGCACTACTGGTATAAAAAGAATTGTGGCAATACTCAATATTGTAATACCAACAATAGATCCAATACAAAACATAGAGAACATTTCTACTCTCATTTAAATTCACAACTCATCATAATCTCTGTCAAACATGCAAGCATATTAATCTCTTGATCAGGAACAATAGTAATGTCCTTCATATACTTTGCAATGATAAGAACTGCCTCTGGGATAGAAGTTGGTTTAAGAACTCCATACAAACTATCATAGACTTTTCTCATCACCATACTAGGATCATTATCTAAGTGTTGTACTACCCAGTTCTTGACATTGGTAAACTCCTTTTTCTTTAGTGACGAAAGAAGCGTGTCCAGATTAACATCAGCAACGTCAACCAGAATAGCAGAATCAATGGATCCAGAAGCAGAATACCGTTGACACTCGTTGATAAGACGACGCCAATCAGGATAATAGCGACGAATAAGTTTCGCAACAACTTTATCTTCATGTTCAATACCTTCTGTTTTAAGGATCCACCTCAAACGATCAAAGAATTGTTTTTGTAGTTCAATACTTTGTCCATTCTTAACACGAAAATCAACCACTGTGCAACGTGAATGCAATGGTTCAATAATCTTGTTGATGAAGTTGCAAGTAAAGATGAATCGGCAATTGCTATGGAACTCCTCCACAGCACTCCTGAGCGACAGTTGAACATCGTTAGTGGTGTTGTCTGCCTCATCAATGATAACGACCTTGTGGGACGCTCCAGAGGTCAGAGAGACGGTTGATGCAAACGTCCTGATACGGTTCCGAACCGTATCTAGGAATCTACCCTCATCAGATCCATTGATCATAATGTAAGAAGCACCAATCTCATCACATAGTGCTTTGGCAATTGTAGTCTTACCTACACCAGCAGTTCCAGACAACAAAAGGTTTGGTAGTTCTTTCTGATCTACAAAACCTTGAAATACATCTTTGATACTTTGTGGCAGGATACAGTCTTCAACAATGGTGGGACGATACTTCTCCACCCATAAAAAATCATTCATCACTTTGTGTAATAATCCCCTTTTCACGTAGATCGTAATATCTCATACGAATTTGATTCTTGAACCATGCAGACCTATTTGGAGCAAGGTCATACTTTACCAACTCATCAAGAATTTGTAAAAGATCTTGCTCTTTTTGAGTAAATGAAATTTGTACAACTCTTGAATGATGGGTCATGGTTCTAATGCAATGAAATATGTTAGATCCAGTGTGGTATTATTCCACTCTGAAATAAGATCTTTTGAAACCTTTACGTTATAATCTCCAGAGAGCAAACGAACATTCTCAATCTTAATATCAAGAGAATAATCACCAGTACATTCACCAACGATGTCTTGCTTGTATGTATTACTGGTATCGTTTTCTTTGTCAGAAAGAATCAAACTAACCTTACCATCTTTTGAATGGAATGATAGGTCAGGCAAACTGTATACAGCAGATGCTTTCTGTAGAGAATTCAATTCCTGTTCAGTAACATTGAATTGAATATCAGAACCAGGAAAGTTTACATTTTTTTCTGGTGCTGACTTAAGGGTGATCTCAGGGTCAGAAAAATAATACTTGACAGACCTACCATTGCCAGCAATGCGAACAAAGTCGTCAGAGGTGAACTCCAGTTTAGGATTGTCAAACAGAGAGATGCCAGAAAGAAACTGACTGAGATCATATATTGCGAAGTCCACAGGAAATACTTCTTCGCCAGTGAACTTTGCCAGAATGTTCTCTGCGTTGGAGATAGTCCTAACCGTAGATCCTTTACGGAATACGATTGAGGAGTTAATCGTTGCGAAGTTTTTAAGGACATCTAGCGTAGTCTTGGATAAAATTACTGTGCTCATTTATTTGTCATAATCAACGGTGAATGCGGTAGCTCCTGTATCGGATGCCATCGCAGATGCTGCCTTGTCATTGAAGTGGCAAAGCAGTACAGCATAATGGATGATCTTAATGATGTCCTTTCGTGCTGTACCTTTTCTATCATATCTAGAGGCATATTTCAAAATATTAGACCTACAAAATGCCTCTGCGTCTCCTACCGAATCAATCAAGTCCAGAGTCTGAACGTTTCCTGCTGAGTAGTGACCCTTGTAAGTCTGACTAATATAATCTGAGACCTCCTTCAGGATCTCATCCTCACTATACTTCATGGTGTCCATACATATTCAATATTATCATAATAACACTCTTTAAGTGTTCCGTCAAGGTTCATGACCACGATCTTATCGTCATGAACACTTCTGACCCTAGCAGTGCCGTTTTCTAATTGAACGACACTGCCAATAAATCTACAATCACCCTTGCTGATCATCTGCAACCTCCTCAGTTACTACATCTGCATCAATTTTGTCATAGAGTTCAATGAATGAAGTTTTAGTCTCTTCATCAAACCTATTTACACAGACCTTGATTGCTTTCATACGATCCTGCCAGATAGCAAATGCACGAATGATGTGTACAAGACGACGAGTAGAGATGATTTCATCAATACCACCGTCACGGAAAGTCTTGCGGATGATATCAGACCAATTGGAAAGATTCTCACAGAACTTCTCATCAAGAACACCAAGAGAACTTGCTGCTTTTTCAAGGATCTTTTGCTCAATCTTAGGAGAAGGATATTCCTGCTCAAAGGTCAATGCAAAACGCTCAAGGAATGCTTCGTTGAGAACGTTGGTGCCGATGAAACGACCGTCATCAGAACCCTTACCCTTGGTGTTTGCAGTAGCAAATACATTAAAGCCAGGAGCACGACGAACATACTTACCAATCTTTTTCAAGAAAACACCTTTGCCTTCAAGAACAGATTGCAAGCAAAGGATCTTGTTAGAGGCAAGGTCAACCTCATCAAGAAGCAATACAGCACCACGCTCTAGTGCTTCCACAACAGGACCATTGTGCCATACAGTTTCGCCATTGACTAGACGGAAACCACCAATGAGATCATCCTCATCAGTTTCAATCGTAATGTTTACACGAATCAATTCACGACCAAGTTGAGCACATGCTTGCTCCACACTGAAAGTCTTACCATTACCAGAAAGTCCAGTAATAAAAGTAGGATAAAACATTCCAGACTGAACGATCTTCTTCACATCAGCAAAGTTACCGAAAGGAACATAGTTAGGATCTTTCTGTGGAACAAGATCTTCTACAGCAGGAACAGCAGCAGGTGCCTGATAAGATTGCTCAAGTGTTTCTGCAACCGTCAAGTTCCACACACCACGACTTCCTTTAGTAAACTGAGGGTGTTTGCCAAGACGTTTGGTAACGCTTTGTGTCTTGACACCGAAGTGTGCTGCCGCTTCCTTAATCTGATCACTGTTAATCTCAGTGCCCTTGGCAGAAAGGAAAGTGACTAGTTCTTCGTTAGAAAATTTTTGTTGGAAAGGCATTGGATCTCTTTTGTTGATGTAATTAGTATAATGGATGGAGGGGGTGCTGACACCCCCTAGTGGACACTTCGTCAACTGGTCATGCTACGTGGTCTACAAAAGAATTTAGAAGCACTTTGTTAGTTGACTTAGACTTAAGCATTTTTTTGAATGCTTTTGTGATCTGTCCTTTAGTTGCATCTGTTGCAACATCAAACTCATTCTCTTCCTCAAGATCTTTAGAAGAGATAGCATAGAGAGCACTGTAACCCTTAGGGAATGGAATAATAGCAGACTTTGTTTTCTTCCATTGCTTTTGAATCTCACTGTAATGTTCATAAGATCCACTACGAGATACAAATTCACTTAGTTTTTTAGCAGGAAGGATACGGAAACCAATGATGTTTACTTCAGGAAAACGATCACGAACTTGGTCAATGAAGGTGTTGGTGTTTCCAGTATAGTAATCATCAAAGTTAGCATAAACAATACCAGTCTTACGATCACGCAATGAACAATTTGAATGAATCCTACCAAGACTTACGTGAGTTTCACCAGTCTTATGGTTGTAAATAGTGCGACCATATGCACTACCATTTGCTTCACCATCAGTCAAAATACAAACATTGACTTTCTGAAGATCATTCTCCCTCTTGAACTTAGGAAGAATGTAATTCAACATGATAACTGCTTCATTCAAAGGAGTTCCAGATAGACCCAAGCCAGGAGTAGGATAGTAAGTAGTACGATGAGTGTAGCAATATGCTTCCCTGAAAAGATAGCGGCACTGCTTTTCAAACTCTTTTGCATTAGAACGAGAAGATACAAAGTTAATGAGATGAAATTCACCTTCAGGAATTTGAATCTTGTTTGCTTCTAGGTTTTCCTTGTTTCTATAACTTTGGTTTCCATACCAGTAGTTACGATCATATGAATCAGAAAGTTGAGGATCTTGTGCTCTTTCTGCAATCTGCCACTCATTAGTAAATGCATAAACCTCAAAAGGAATTTGAACTTTCCTACAGAAAGCACTCAAGTTAAGAAGTTGCTTTACAGTTGCAAGAAGTTCATACTGCATAGAACCAGACCAGTCAATGATAAAAATCATGCCATGATTCTTACCATCAGGAACAACACTTACACGCTTGAATAGATCTTCATTGTACTTGTAAGTATGGAGTTTGGTTGTATCAAGAACTCCAGTTCTTGCAGTAGAAGAACGTGCGTATGCTGCTGCTGATTTTTTGCACTCAAACTCTTTAACAAGATAGTTAACTTCTTTCTTATTAGAGTCACGAAACTCTTTGTATGCAGCATCAACAGTAGCATAAGAATCTAGAGAATCATAAGGATCAATTCTCTCCTCTTGATTGTTTTGATCAATCCAAGAATGAACTTTCTTCCAGTCAACAACAACTTTGTCTACATTAACTGTCTCAGGAATTTCTACATATGTGGTGTCATTACCGTAGTTCTGAGAAGAAAGACTAGATGCTTTTTCGTCAAAAGAATCTTGAGTGCTACCAGAAGAGTGCTCACCACCTTCTGTACCACAATCAAGATCATCTTCTTCTTCCTCACCACCTTGATTGTTTGGTTGAGAGATAGAATTAGAACCAGTAGATTGATACTCCTGATCATCTTGATTGTCAGAAGAAGATTCTGTTTGAGTCTCTTGCTCATCTTCACCTTCACCCTCCTCATCTTGCTGAGCAGGAATCTGTTCTTGAATAGACTGCTCTACTTCAGCATCTAGATTGTAAAGTTCTTTTGCAAGGTCAAGAACATCAGCAAATGTTTCAGTCTGTTCTGCACGTTGAACATATACTTTCTCGTTATTAGAAAAAGGAATGAGTGCATTAGCACCAACCTTGAAGTGAAGGTTGATACGATCAATCAAACTAAACTTAGTAAGATCTTTATCTTCAATCTCAAAGAAATCAAGTGCGTTGAGTTCTGCATATCCACCAGCAAAGGACTTGCGAAGACCAGGATACTTACGCTTCATAAGTTTTTCAATGCGAACGTCTTCAACAACATTCACAAAACTTTTTGCTTTGACAGGAAGTTCATCAGAAGACCAGTCTTCGTTAGGAGTGAAGAGAGCATGACCTACCTCATGACCAACAAGCATATCGTATACAGTATTGCTTGCTTTGTCCCACTTAGGAAGAGTCAGAACACGACGCTCAACATCAAAAGAAGCAGTAGGGACACCACGGTGTTCCACAACTAGATTCTCAGTTGCTAGTAGTTTAGCGAGATTGCCTTTGATTTGTTGGTTGAGCATGTGTCCTTTGTTGCTGATGCATATAGCATAACAAAGAAACTGATCATCCGATCAGTGCGTGTGTCACTTCGTGAACTGTCTCCTCTAGTACCGAATAATTTTTATCCTTGCTGACCGAGATAGTACGATCAAACTTGTCATCTAGTGTAGATTTATGTGAGATGACAAACACGTTTGTATTCTCGTCAAAGTTGCGAAGGATCCATCCTAGATCAGATGTGCCTGATTGGTCAAGCGATCCATCAAAAATTTCATCTAGAATCAAGAGGTTAGTATCCACAGAATTCTTAAGTTTAGCGATAGAACGCCAAGTAAGCAGAAGAGCGATGTCAATACGAGCTTTTTCTCCTTCACTGAAAGATTCATATGAAAATACATCACGGTATCTAGACTTAATAGTCTCTTCAAAGTTCTCATCAAGAGTAAAGTTGACATAAAAATCCATACTTTGTAAGAAACCGTTAATTAGTTTATTCATCGTAGGAAGATATGTCTTGATGATTCTAGTTTTAATACCACTGTCTTTTAACAGTTGAGTGGCAGCTTGTAATACATCGCAATCTTTTTTACTGTCTGCATAATTATTTTTGACAGTATTTTTTTCTGTTAGGAGTTCTTCTAGTTTATTATATTCTTTTTTCTTGTCTGGATTAGAACTCTCAAGTTCTTTGATTTCACTATCAAGAGAAGAAACAAGATTACGAATAGTTACTAGTTGATAATTCACACCAGCAATACTTGTATTGACTGTGTTGACTTGCTGCGACAACTCAACAAACCTATTGTTCCTTTCTTCTTCAGAAGTAATTGCTTTCTTTAGTTCATCATAACCGCTGTTTAGATCTTTGATCTTTGTATCCAAATTGCCAGTCATAGCAAAGACAAAGTTCTTATCTAGATCTTGATTGCACGTAGGACAAATTTCATTCTTGGAATAAAACTCATGTTCCTTCTTACACTTGTTTAGTTTACCCTCAAGCTTCACCAAGAAAGTATTCAACTGTTTTAACTTACCAGTACTGTTTGAACACTCTTCCATCTGGGTAGTAAGAGTTGCAATTTCTTCTGATAGTTGCACAATCTTTTCATTAGATTCTAGTTCTTCTTGCAGATATACTGAAATCCTTTCTTTCTTCTTATCAATTTCTGCTTCATTCTTTTTCTGAATCTCAAGCATATATTTTTTCTGCAACTCAATCTTCTCATCCAGAAGATGGAGATTGTAATCTAATTCTTTGATTACATCTCTGTTCTCTCTAATCTTATCTTTCAGTCTAGTATTCATAACAGAGAATACTTGAATGTCTAAGATGTCTTCAATAATTTCTCTGCGTTGCTGACCTGGCAAACGCATAAAAGGAACAAAGGTACTAGATCCTAGAACAACGATTTGAGTAAAAGACTTATAGTTCATCTTAAGAACGTTTTGTTCTAGATTCTTTTGTTGATCTACTGCCTTTGCATCTTCATTCCACATTTTACCATTACAATAGATCTCAAACTTATTTGGTTTGATACCTCTCGCAATTTTGTATTGATTCTTTCCAATAGAAAATTCAATCTCTACCATAGTGTCCTTTTCATTGACACTATTCACCAGCATACCCTTACTGATCTTTCTAAATGGTTTTCCGAACAGCGAAAAAGTCAACGCATCTAGGATGGTTGACTTACCAGATCCATTATGACCAACAATTAAATTAGTTCTGGATCCGTTCAGATTAATTTCTGAGAAGGTGTTGCCTGTAGAAAGAAAGTTTTTCCAACGAACTTTTTCAAATACAATCATGGTTTGGGTTCTTTTATCACATCGTCAGGGGGAATAATTAATTCGTCAGCAGTTATAATAGAATACTTCTGACCTTGCAATCTACATGCATGAATAATTTGCTCAGGTTCTACTTTAACAATTTGGAGCTCTGGATTCTCTTCGTCTTCAGAGAGTTGCATTACATAACGCACAGCATCATCCTGATCTTCAAACAAAGGAACGATACGGTCGTCCTTCTCATCAAAGACAGAGAAGATTCCTTGTGGATGGTCTTTGAGAGTGATGACAAACATACACTATACTACCTCGCATGATTCTATGTATAGAGATTGCATAACTTTTTTAAGATCTCCCTTGTCTACAGACAGATCAATCTCATCAATATACTCCGACAGAAGAGTTAGAGTATCCTTTACATTCAAGTCTACATCATCAACAGTGTCTGTGTCAACTAAAGTTTCTACAATTTTTACATCATATGCTCCACTGAAATAAACCTGTTCAATAAAGTTTTCAAATTGAATATAGTCTGTTTTCTCTTCTACGATAATTTTTACAAATGAATCCTTCAATGCATTTGTATCGTAGTTGGAATAATCATTCTCACTATCATTGTAGAAAACTTTTTGAAATATCTCAAAAGGATTTTTAATGAACTTAAGTTTATCAGTTTCAGTATCATAGATATGGAAACCTCTAGTATCCTTATAATCATTCCAGAACATCTGGTAAGGATTGCCCAAGTATTGAATATTACCTTTCTTAGATTTGTGGTGAAAATGACCAGACCATACACGCCCAAACCTACTAAAGTCCTTTGCAGAACGTCCACCACCAAACAACATTCCTGGCGTTACTTCAAACCCATCAATCTCTAAGTGACCACAACAAATATCTGCATTGCTGTTTTTAATAAACCACTCAGAGTTTTCGGCGTTTGCACTATTGATCCAAGGCAACAACAGAAAATTTTTACTACCAAATGAACACTCATATGGTTCACTAAAAATTTTAATATTATCGTATTGTTCTAGAAGCAATTCAGGAGAATTGATATGACTAGTATTCTTATAATAAGTAGTATGATTTCCAAGAATCATATACACACTATAATTTTTAAGTCTATCAAAGTAATTTGTTTTGATCCTAGCGAAAGTATTGAAGTCCATTGACTTTCGGTTGTCAAACGTATCACCCAAGTCAAGTACTAAGTCAATACCTTCTTTCTCTAATGTAGGAAAAAAGATTTCATCATAAAATTTCTGAAAGTAATTCCAGAAAGCAAGAGAACCTTTACGTCCATCTAAATGTTGATCTGTGATGATAGCAATTTTCATCGTTTAGTTGTGCTGCTACGTGTTCTATTAATAATAGTAATAAACTTATCACCAGCAAATGTGCCAGCAAGACAAACATCAAGTTCATCACCATCTTTCCAATTAGTACTACCATCTTTTTTGGTGTGTACCATTGCTAGTTGAATTTTATCAATTACTTCTTGTGTTAGTCTCATAGTTATTAATTAATCATCGTGGTCATCCCAAGGATCTCTAAGACCTTTATTATTAAAGAATGCTTTATACAAAGTAAACACTGTCAACAATGTGAACAGTGTAAAAACAGATATAGTAAATGTGAGGTTTGGGTTTGCATTATAGTGTGGTATTAATGCGTTGCATTTTGTCCATGTGCCAGGTAATGTGTACACAGGAGGACAAGATAGAAATATCATGTTATCCATTCTGGTTTTCTAGATGGGTCACGTAGATAATTAGAAGAGACCCAAGGTTTACTAGCAATATATTTTTTGTATGCAGTAAAAGTGTCAATGCTGGTGTCATGTTTATACTCGTCGGGCATTGCACGTGCAAAATTATCTGCCATACCGTAGGATGTTATTGCTTCCCCTGTAAATTTTTGAAACATTTTCTTTGCTTGAAACAAAGTGTCTGCACAACCATGCTTCTTTCCATACCTGTGATTGTATTCTGCTGACAAAGCACAACCATGTTGGATTAACCAAGCAGTGTTGTATAAACTATCAGCAGCCCATACAGTACATGGATGATTTCTGAATGCACCTTTAGCAACTTTGTATGGTGTACCATCTTGTTTGCAAACTATATCATCACCCCAATCATAATACCAATGAGAGAAAATGACTGATAACATTTGACATGTTTCCAGTGGCATTTTTACTACATGTTTATCAGGTAAAACCTGAGCAGATTTTTTTGGTGATGGATCAGTTACAAAGATGTTCATGGGATGAGTGTTGTTTTGATTTTAAAAGATGCTCTATAATTAGGATACATCTCTCTCATCTTTTTGACAACTGCAAGTTGAACTTCAAGAAGATTCATATGGTTTTATAATGATGCGGTTATTTTTATAGTCTGCTATAAACTCAAGTGGAACATCATGGTCCCACATAAGTTCTTCATACATTGCATTGAGGCGATCCATGTCTTCCCACAGATCATTCAAATGTGGTGGCAAATGATCTTCATCCATTATCGGTTCATCTTGATTTCAATGTTTTCTTTGATGCTTCCCATATCAGAATGTGATGCATTCATGCCTGCCATTGTACCATCATATGTGTCTGTGTGCATGACTTCATCGTAGCCTGACTTCTCAAGAATTTTATTCTTGATTTCCATTTGCTTCTTCTCCTTCTGGATCCTACGCAAAAATGCATAGTAAATGATCTGAGTGAAGTATGCAAATGGGTTAGAAGATTTCTCTGGATTAAAGTTGTCAATATACTGGAGGCAGTTTTCAATGCCGTCACAGATCATGTCCTCACGGAACATGTAGTTGACAAAGTTTGGTTTGTATGATAAGTGTGTAGCAATCTTCAAGAAGCACTCACCAATGTAATTTGGTACACGAGGTCGGGGATCCTCTGCCTCACGTGCTTTTATAACAGCATTACGATAGACAGTAATCGCTTCTAGAAATTCCTTATTGTTGACGTAATATTCAGTCTTTTTTCTCATCCTAGGCATTTCTGTTATTTTCAGTATAGGTGACAACAGGCACATTGTCAAGGGGGTTGACAACGGATGACAAACGCAGTAGACTAACTCTGTAAGGGTTCAACGGAAGGTTCTAGCTTTTATTAAATAAGTCTTCTAAGCTCTTTCTCGTTTCTTTTGTAGATCCTAATCTACCCATGTTGCGGTTAAACTTTTTTGGTTCAAATGTATCTCTAAACATTTCTACCTGAGTAGCATGTCTATGTACACATTCTTTATAAAACTGTTGAATCTGTACGTCTTCAATTTCAGTCATGGTAATTACATGTGCCTTAGGTAAGACAAACATTTGATCAAATGTAGACGCCATCCATTCTTGTAGAGCAAAACCATTAATGCGAACATCTTTTTGTTGCGAATCAACTCTACTCACTACCATTGGACCTTCTAGAACTAGACTGTCATCATCTGGCATATATGAGACTGATGAGATAAGTTCCTCACCAGTAATTAATTTAATTGTAGCAATAAAATCATCTTCCACGTTTTTTGGTTTTTTATCCTCCATATTAGTTTGCTCTTAGGTTGACTTTGATAACTTCATACTTGAAGTTCTCCTCATTATAAATGTTAACTCTTTCGTTTAAATGTTTAAGTGTATAATTTTGTCCGCCAATATTATCAGCAATATCGTATAGCGTTGCTATGTCCTTCCCCTCTCCTTTTCTGAGAACACGTCCGATGGATTGGAGGTTACGGATACGAGACTTACTAGGAGAAGCAAAGATAATATTGTGTAATCTTTTAATGTTAATCCCTGTTGAAAATGTTCCATAGGATGCTACAATAATTGCATTATCTTCTTGTTCGGTAATTAAACGAACTTCTTCACGATCTTCAACTTCGGTGCCGCCATGTACAAAGAAAACCTTGCGATCTTCTTCTACTGTATTATTTATCAACTCATGCAAAGGTTCGCCGTGCTTCTCAATGTAGTTGAAGAGCACAAGCGTATTGCCATCAAGGTCTTTGACCAAATTTTTGATGAGGTTATTTCTACCCTTATGCTCAACCAGATAATCTATTTCATCGTGGTAAGATTCAAAATGCTGAGGTGCGTGTTGACATAATAATATCTTGATTCTAAAACGTGATAGGTATCCAGACTTGATTAGGTCATCAGTTTTTGTTACCCTATCACAAGAACCAAATAAACCTTCTAACACCCACTTATGAGTCTTGGACCCATCTAAAGTTCCAGTAAAACCAAAGCGATACTTTGCGTTATGTAACTTAGTCATAATCCCAGTGAGGGATTTACTCTTAAATAGATGTGCCTCGTCTCCAATGACACAATCAATGTCATCAAAGTATCTCTTGGGAAACTTGTAGATAGATTGCCAAGTAGATATAATAATATTTTTATCAGTATTCTTATCCTTACCACCATAGATCTTATGAATAAAATCGTCGGCGTTCCATCCGTAGTCAATAAAGTCATTGACCATTTGCTCCACAAGGGATGTAGTTGGGACGATTATAAGTATCTTCTTGTTGGTGGCAGCATAGTATCTGACGAGAGAGTAGATCATCAAAGATTTTCCACTGCCAGTAGGAGAAAGCAATAACTTACGGTTATTTTTGATTGCCTCATACACTGCTTTGTATTGGTAATCACGTGGTTTGATATTACAGATTTTATCCATAAACAATTTAACACCACGGGGAGAAACAAAATCATTCTCCTCGTGGATATCACCATACCAGGCATCCTTCTCGTAGGATATCTGGTATTGTCTTTCGTCTGCCCACGTGTGTAAGTGGTTCATCAAACCATGATACAGTTCACCAGTGGCAGGTGAGTATAGATGGATAGTTCCATCCCAATACTTATACCTAGGATTTCTTTTTAAGAACTTTGCTTCTGGTACTTCAAATGAAAAGTAATCTGCTAACTCATGGTGAACGTGTGGTTCTTTAGTAGTAATCCTAACATAGACCTCATTTTTCTTTTGTACTGAGAGTTGTGTCATTACTGTCCATTGATAAATTTCTCCCACTCAATGGCACTCTTAACTTGAAAACCTCTATTAGAAATTTGTTTCATGACCTGATCTAACCAGTAAAGCATCTGGTCTAGATATTTGATCTTTGCTTCTAGGTTAATGATTTCCTCATCAGACTCTAGATAAACTTTCATCTTTTCAGATGTTTTAATACTGTTGCCAAATGGTTTCTTTGCATAGGTCTGTGCGTCAGCTTCTCCTCCGTAGTACTCACGCTTTTCTTTAACCATTTTGCGAATTTCAAATTCTAGTGAAGTTTTAATTTGAGAGATATCCGTGTAGTGGCATAAGTATTTATTGTGTTGGAAAGGGATGTCAAGTGCAAGTTGACCTAAGTCAGCAGTGTATTGTTTATTCTTAAACTGAAAATCTACATGACTATCTTCTGCCCAATCCTCTTTTAGTTTTTCAAATTTATTACGAAGAGTTTCAAAATTCATACTTTAGTTTAATTCAATATCAAAGGGTGTGATCCAATCTTCATTGGAGTTTGTTACTGTAATAAAAGAGATACCCCTTTCATTAAGTTTATCTGCTAGTTTATCATAAGAAGCTTGAACAGTACTCATAGTCATACTACCAGAACCATCAACAAATATAGCAATTTTAGCACCGTCTGGAACAGAGTCAAGACCACATAAAGTATACCAGTCTGAGGTGTTATTTACATCACCACCATCACGAATAACATGAATTGGACCAAACGTTTTGTTGTCCTTATTCATACCAAGGTAAGATGTATCATTGATTGTAATATCTGGAGATGTAGCGACAACAGTTCCTTCTGAATTTACAATTTCAATTCTAAATGTTTCATTTCCTTCTGTTCTACCATCTCTATTGATGGGAACAGTTAGAACACCTGAGTCACTATTGATTGTAGAAGATCCATTTTGACTTGGGAAATCTCCACCATCAATTCCAGGAGGTCCAGATGTGTCTGTCCATACAGCTCCTGTTCCACCAAATGTTAATTCAGGACCGCCAGCAATTCTTGCGGATAAAACTTGACCATCTGGAATACCTGTAGTTTGAACATTTAACACTACAGTAGAATCTTGCGTAGCAGAAGATTCATTGACGCTTGTAGCAGTTGGTGTTAATGTAATCGTAAATGGTGTATTGAATACTGTAGTTGAAATAGATGCCACAACTATCTGATTTGCCATATCAGGATATAATTCTATCGTGATAAGATTACTACCATATACAGCTTCAGTTCCACTGTTATCACCTTCTTGAGATGCTGTTGTTGTAGAATCAGTTAAATCTTGTGGGCAAGTAAGATCAAATGTTCCTTGGTTGTTATTAATGGTAAAGTTGCCAGAACTAGCAGAAACATTAACTCCAGTACCAGATACAATTTTCCAATATAATATCTGACCATCTGGAACGTTTGTAGTATCAACTGTATATGTGACAGTATCATTCTCAGAAATTGCTGATGCAACTTCGGTTACCCAAACTCTAAAGGTTTTTGAGTTTTCACCACTGTGTGTTGCAGGACCAACTGCTTTCCAATAATCATTAGAATTGTTAGTATCACCTACTACAAAATCTTGACCTCCGTTAATAATTTTAAACTTAGTAACTGCACCAATACCACCAGTAGCACCATTATCTACTTCAGTAATTTCAATCAATGCACCAGAACCAGGAGTACCAGGTGTGAGGTGACTCTTTTCTAGTGTTACTTGATCTCCAACAAAATATCCCTGTCCACTGGCTTGATGTAATAATTTAGTAATGATACCACTAGTTATTGGAGCGGATGCAACTGCACCAGAAACACTGAAGGTAGCAAAAGAACTATCTGTAATTGTTATGGATGGTGATGATGCAAGTACTGTATTGTCGCTTGGGTCTTCAATATTAACAATAAAGGTTTCTGTTCCTTCATGTCCCTGAGGTGAATAATCTTCACTGATTGTTAGATTGAAAGTTGCTGTGTTATTGTACACAGTAAAACTTCCTGTCTCTGCACCATTGGGAGTAAAGTCAGCTGCATCTACTTCATCTAAAAACGCAGAATAATTAACCATAGTACCATCTGGCACATTGGTTGTTGTTAATGTAAATGTGATTGTATCTCCTTCATTAACTGCTGTTGTACTTGGAGTTAATGTATATGATGGAGAATTTTCTCCGTTTAGTAAAGCTCCTCCTAAACCATAAACAGTAAACTTTCTATCACCTAGTACAAACGCAGATCCTAATCCATAACTAGTTGAGTTAACTTCAATTCCATTACTTAAAACCTTAACTTCTTTTGTTGTAGATCCATTCTGTAAATTAACAACATCATTTTCCTGAGCAGGTATATAGATTAAATCGGTAGCATTAGAAATGTCTACAGTTTCATTGTAATCAAAAAGAACTACATTAAGTTCATCTGCTGCTGTCAAACTATTATGATAAGAATTCAGCATACCTGAAATCTCTCCAAATCTTGAATGTAGAAGTGGAGAAGAAAATAAATCTTTATTTTCTCTTAGAAGATTTTTGAATGTTTCTCTATTTTGAGCGGTAGGAGTTACTGAAGTCATGGTAGTAATGATGGATCTACGTGGTCATAATAACCGTTGTTTTTTAGGTTGTTATAAAGAGTTGGATTTGATTGATTTAAATTATGTGGTGTTACTACAACTCCAATATATGTGTTTGACAAAGAACTGATATTGCTATTACCTGGAGTGCCACCTTCATTTGTTACCCTTGTTGCTCCAGCATCACTGAGTGATGGAGCGGTGTGAAATCCTGGTGATGTATCAAACCAAGCATTTAATTCTTGACCAGCATCGTGATTAATATTAGAGCTTACCCAATTTCCAATCCAATCTAAACCACTATTTTGGAATTCATAAGTATCATAAACTCTTAAATTTCCATAACTATCAATTGTTGGATTTGGTGCAGCATATTGATTGCCTCCAGAATTTCCCTCATTGAAAATTGTTCTTCCATGAATATAAAATGCTGTTGTTCCTTTTCCATTATTTGCAATACCATACCAATCTCTAGCTGTATCTAATCCTTGATTGACTAATGCTACATTTAACCTACCAGAATCTATACCATTTGGTGTTGTCACATCACCAAACGCTGGAGTTAGACCAGATCCATCTCCTAAATTTACAGCGTAATCTTGTTGGAGACCATTACGCAGATTTAAATCTCTTGGATTTGTGTTTAGTTCTCCTGGTATTTGAGCAAAATCTGGACTACCTCCACTTGTATCTGGTGGAGTTCTGTTATGATCAATGTGTGTATTTACTCCCACTTGTCCAGCTTCAATTCCATTCAATACATTCTGGACAAAATCTTCAACACTATTTAAAGCTGTTCCTACAGTAGCTTGATATGCAGATGAAAGACCTGCACCAAAATTGTTAATCATATCTCCTGCCCAGTTAGCAGCAGCTGCTGCCATATCTGATACGGGAGGAGTGGTATTTCCAGTAGTATCATCATCATTGGGAGGTTGTGGCCATGGGTTGCCAGTCATCCACCCCATATTATTTGGAATAATTCCACCCATTGTTCTGAAAGTATAAGAAAAAGTATCCCACCAACTTGGAGGAGTATACCTTTCCGCAGGATCTGTTGGATCTAGTACAGCAACTTCAACATGAATCATTGGATGACCCTCTGTATTCAAATCTCTTGCTTGAATTACAGTTTTAACAACACTTCCAAACCATTCTGCTTTGGATGGATATCCACTAGGACCATCATCAAATCCATACCATGGTTGATCACAATATGCCAGTTCTCCTAAACTTGGATACTCTGTGCTTATCATAATTCTGCCTGAGATATTTCCACCCAGTCGCATTCCAAAAGGACCAAGAGACCAAGTTGCTTCTACAAGACGTTGTGAGAAACTTGTCCATGGTCTAATATAATTTCCACCACCACCAAATGACCAGTCAGTAAGATATGCTGCACCAGAAACGGGAGCATAATGTGATAGGAACGGTTGATATCCTGTACCTACATCAATAGGATTTAATACTGTCATTGGTTTTTAAATATTTAGAGATCAAATTTGTCTGGATCTGCTGCTTCCAAGAAGGATGGTGGGACATGCAGGGTGTTAATACTGTCTGCACGGATTGGAGCACTAGTACTATTACTTAGGTTGGGTTGTAATAGATATACGTGTCTATCTGGCCAGTTAGTTCTAAACGCAACCCATTTAGATTCCATTCCTGCAAAACTTTGAGAACCTAAGTTTTCATCACATACAGCAATGCAAATTCTATTTGCACTGGTGATTGGTTGTTTCAATGATAATGTCACTGATGCTGTATCAGTAGAACCATCAGAAGCAGTTGCAGTGATGGTATAAGTTACTGTGTTTGTAAACTCATCAACTACAGTTGCATAATCTAAAGCACCAGTTGCATTTAACGGAACAGCACCAGCACGCAATTCAACATCACCAACACCATTGTTTATGGATAGTGATGATGCTCCAGTTGAAGTATATGTTAATGTAAATGGTTCACCAGGATTTAGAGATCCAGTTGCATCACTAGTTAGAGTTACGTTTAGTGATTGGGTTGAAATAGCTGGTTGTTTATCTAGAGTTCTGATCTCATATGTTTCATACTTAAATGTTACATCTGCGGTGAAATAATCAATGTCCGTAGTTGTAGCATCAAAAGGAACACCAGTAATAGATACTGGAAAAATTCTGACAAACTCAACAATATGGTTTGTGTTGTTGTGTGATGTTAAAACTTCAAGGATGGCAGTAGAGTATTGATCTTTTTCATCTGCTCTTCCTTCAGATAATCCAAACTTTCTTATCCAATCATGTATTGCTTTATAGTTTACTAAGTCTTCGTCTACAATAAATCTTACTTGTAAGTCACCAAAGTCAACTCCACCACTTGCTGCTATAGGAACATTTCTGTACGGTGTAGGTACAGTTGTAAATGGCATGGAGAGTTCAGGAATATTGGCAGTTTGGCAAAAGAAATCTACACCTGGAAATAATTCAAGACTTAACTTGAATCCTACAGGCGTAAGAAAATTTCTATTTGTTGGTTGTTCCTTATACCAATTGGCAACCATGTCAACTTCCTAAGCTATATTCTATTTATGTTTATATGAGGAGGGTGCTCCATTGCCCCATTCAATTTGTAATTCCTCATCAGTTATCTCTACACTTCTTTTCTTTTTAACATTAAAAGATATCACAGCAATTGTAGTAACTGTTGCAGCAATGGGTGAAACATAGAGCATTAATTTTTGCAGCATTACCTTTAATAATGGTACTCATTAAGTACGTCTAATACATTATTTAGTGCTAGTTGTGCTGCCCATCTTTCTTTATCATCCCAATCAGGATACCAAATCTTTTCATGAATACCATTTTTAATATCCATTATCCTTGCAGTCATATCTACTTTTGATAGTCTTCCATTCATACTATTAACCTTGATATCCCTTAAGTATACCTATTTAATAAAAAAGGGGAACCTTTCGGTTCCCCTTGATTTGATATCGTGACTTAAATCACATGAGGTTAGCAACCTGAACACGACGATAGTACTGGTTACGACCAGCAGTAAGTGTCTCAGCGTCAGGAGTACCGTTAGCCTGTGTAACGAAGGGATTAGCGACCATGCCGTAGCGAGTCTTAAATCCAATCTTGGGCTGGAAGGTGTCTGGACCAATAGATCTGACCATCTGTAGGGGAACGTATGGGCAGTAGAATAGACCAGCGTCATAAGGAGAAGAACCCTTATAACCAACTACGTAGTAGTGCTTGTTAGCAACGTTAGCAGAATAAGGATCAACGAAGACCTTAATACGACCGTTGATAGTACCAACTAGGAGGTTACCAGTGTCATCAACTTCACCGATGGAAGGACCACCAGCACCAGTTAGACCAGAGGAGTAGTCTAGAGTACCAGACATAGCAAGAGCAGAAGCAACATCAGCAGAAGTGATGATGAAGTTGCCCTTTCCTCTACGAGTTTCCTGTGCGATTGCGTTGGCGTCTCTTTCAATCTGGAACATAAGTCCCTTGAATTTCTCAACAGACCATCTGCCGTTACTGTCAACGTCTAGGTCAAAGATACCAGCGTTAGCAACGTTGTTCTGAGCACCAGGCTTAGCAACGGTGTATACAGTACGAACAACTTCACGGTTGATCTCAGCAAGGATCTCACTGGAGAGAATGTTAGCGAGTTCCTGCTCAGCATCTAGACCGTGGATAGCCTTGAGGTCTTGTGCTAGTTCTAGAGTGTATTCTGCCTTGAGAGCTCTGGACTGTGCAGTCACAGCAGTCTTCTCAATGCTGAATGACATCTCACGGAACAAGGTGCCTGCTTCGCCTAGACCTTCAGCAACGTTACGTGCCATTGGCTTAACGCCACGCTCGTAAGTACCAGGTGAAGCGTCGTTTAGGAGACCAGGATTAGAACCGTCAGTAGCATCTGAAGAAGGATCATATGCACCAGCAGTAGCATCGCTACCAGCGGCGAAGTTAGAATCTGCTTCGTTGTATAGTGCCTCAGGACCAGTACGACCTTCGTAATGAGCCTTCATTGCGAAGATTAGTCCAGTAGGACCACTCATAGGTTGAACACCGCAGATGTCGTATGCCACTAGGTTAGGCATTGCACGACGAATGAGGCTGATTAGAACAGGGTCAAAACCAGCGAGACCGCCAGTCTTAGTATCTAGACCACTGCCAGATAGTGCGTTAGTACCGATAGCACCAGCAGAGTTACCAGCAGCACCACCTGCTTCTTGTAGCATTCCACGCTCTTCACGTAGGAAGCGTTCTTGGTTTTCTAACAGAACTGCGGTTACACTCTTTCTGTAATTATCAGTGATGGACTTAGTGCCTTCATGATTGAGAACAGGTGACCACTTTTCTGTTAGGGCTTGAGCATTAAACATTTTTGTTTACCCTAAAATTTAAAGTGTGTAATTAATTATTTATTTCCAGCGACTTAGAGCAGCAGCATACGCATCCATTTGAGGATTTGTAGCAGGTGCTTCTACGCCATCTACTGGAGTTTCATCGGCAACTTCAGAAGTTGCTACTGTAGATTTCTCAGAGAAATATGCTTCCTTGAAAGTAGATACTTTCTTGGTGTAGTCTTCCTCAGAGACAAACTCTACGCTCTCAGCAAGTTTGCTGAGTTTGTCCTTCTGAGTATCTGCGAGTCCTTCTGACACAGTGGACAGAATATTGAGTTTAGCAGTCTCATTTAGACGGGCTTGAAGTTTCACATTATCCTTGACCTGTTCGTCTAGGCGTTCTTCCATCTCACGAATAGTAGCAGCCATACCTTCTACCACCTCAACTTTCTCGTCGGGGATATTGATATAGTGCTCTTCAAAGAGATTCTTGAGACCTGCAATGAAGTCTTCAGTAATCTCATTTCTAATTCCACGATCAATGGCGATTTGATTCTCTTCTAACCATTGAGTCACGGCGTAGTTAACTGTGCCATTAACTTCCTCGTTAAGTTCTGCCTGAGCAGCAGCGAGTTTTTCTTCAGTTTGTTTGGCAAAGTGCTCTACAAGCTTGTCGTACTCTTCAGAAATTTTCGCTTTGACAGCAGCTTCAAAAATAGTCTTTGCTTTCTCAGCGAACTCTTCGGAGAGTTCAGTGCTCTCTAGGAGAGCATTTACGTCGTCAGAAACATCCACAGATTCAAATGAAGGTTTGATGGGATAAGTCACATCAGCACCTTTGCTTGTTCCGTATGCAATTTCAGCACCTAAGGTGTTAGTACCAGCTTCATCACCAGGTTTTCCAGCAGGGGAAGTCTCGCTAGAATCTTGTGATACTGGGGCAGATGCCTTAGCACCAGGATTATCTTCTCCTTCCTCTTTATTAGAGTGTAGGGGTTCTGATTGTGAACCACCTAGATCTGTTACTGATTGGCCGTTTGCTACAGAAGGAGGAACGGAAGGGGAAGAACCAGAGGGTTCATCTTTTCCGCTTGACTTCTGTTGGGGATCACCAGAGACAGCAGAGGGATCAGACCCACCAGCAGGAATTACCGTTGCGGTAACTGTAGGCATTGGATCTTGATACTCTTTGAGAACATTTTTCTGCTCGGTAGCGAATTCCTCAAACTTCTCGTTTAATACATCTGACATTGTAAGTCTTCCCGTAAAATCTATGAATATTCTAAGTTTATTTATTAAATCACAAACCTGTGAGGAAGTCGTTGAATACTTTCAACGTTCTCTCCTCCAAGTTTCTGCGAGTTGCCTCGCTCATATACTGTTGGTATTTAGCAACTTTTTGTTCCTTAAGAATGCCGTTATCCCAGACCCACTCTTTACCTTCCATGATTCCATTCACAAAAGCATCAGGTGCGGAAGGGTCTGCAACAATATCAGCAGCAGTTGCTAGTAGAAAATCGTCCATTACATAACCAGCGTCTTCACGCTTGTCAATGGAACCCATACCTCTAGATGAAACACCAAGTTGTACTCCTTCTTCTAGAAGACTCTTGGCAATGTTACCCATTGGTGTGTCTAGGATTTGTGCTTTACCCATGAAGTTATTTCCCTCAGCCTGAAGTGAGGTAATTCTGTGGGATACACGATCAAGGTTGACAGTAGGACCATCAGGATGACCCAACTCACCAAGAGCACGCTTAGTTTTAACATACTCTTCGTTGTAACGATTGACTTCCTTTTCTAAAACTGAAAATGGATAGACACGACCATTGCGGTTCTTCAATTCTGATTGGAGGAATACACCCTCAATGTACATTGTTTTCTTACCGTTTTTTTCTTCGGTAAGAACTTGTACATTCTCAATCGTCTCCGTTATCAGTTTCATTGTTTGGTTCCTCTGTTTCTACTGGTTCATCAAAAAATGTGTTGGCAACAGTTTGTTTGTACTGACCGATTGCCTCACTAGACTTTGCATATAGTAAATCTTGAATGGCGTCAATTGCTTTTGCTCTTTGGTTGTTGGCAATAGCACCAACTACATCAACAACTTCCGCTTCAGGATTTGCCTGATCAATATTAGTTTCTGACATGATAATTAATTATTTATTATTTTCTGTGGGTTTGGGGGGTTGTGCTTTCGCCATTTGCAACTGTTTTTGATGAGCATCATCCGCAGCTGCTTGATCTAATTGTGCTTGATCTTGTTGTTGCTGTGCTTGAATTTCAGGAGCAAATGCCATGTTCTGGCGGTCCATCATATCAAGTTGCGTGACATTGACAGGATCAATTGCAAGACCTTTGTCAATTTCTTTTTGCATTTGCTTGTCAATTTCTCTATATTCTTTCTCAGTTTGTTCAAGAATATGACGGCGAATGTATTCAATAGAAAAATACTTTCCAACAAATGCATCCATTTGAGTTGCAAGAGCAATGCGTTGAGTCATCAACTCTTTTTCTTTCAACTCATTGAAGTGGTTGTCAAACAGGAAGTCATATTGAATATGCTCCTTCATGTCATCCCAATCTTCAGGAGAGATTACTCCTTTGAGGATAAGTTGAGTCTTGAGAATATCGTGGAATAACTCTCCAAACTTTTTACGTAAACGTCCGATGAACTTTGTGAACTTAAGTTCGTCTCTAAGGACTTCAGTGGTTTTACCAAGGTTAAATCCTTTGTTGTCGTCTGTGAGACGGGAAGGAGGAAGATTGAGAGAGTTATATAACTTCTTCCTAAAATACTCAACATCTTTGAGTTCTCCTAGGTTCTGTCCACCAGGCAAGGTGGTGATCTCAGTTCCACGACCACCCTCTCTACGAGGTAACCAAAAATCCTCAAGCATACTCATGTGCTTTTTGTCATCACGAATCTCACCAGTGCTGGCATCGTAAACTAGTTTGTTACGATAACGTGCCATCACGTCACGGAGATATTGTTCTGCTTTGACCTTTGGAAGATTGCCAACATCAATGTAGAAAATTCTACGTTCGGGAGCACGTGATAAACGATAGATGACAAGAGCATCTTCAATCATGCGGAGTTGATTAAGAGACTTAATCGCCTTATGCATGAAACTAAGATGCATTCTTTTATTTAAATCTTGTAGTCCAGAAGCACAGAAAGCAATTGAATCAACTGCCATCTTAATTCCTTGTGAGTTGGACATGTCTCCAACTGGACCCATTGCACCACCCCTTAGATATCCTCTAGGGTTGTACAAATAATAATCAACATAATTTCCCCATTCATGCTCAAGAGCAGTTCCTTGAACTGACTGTGCCAAGGCAGCATCAGGTGGACTACCCATCTTACCTAGTTTTTGTCTGACCTTACGCATTTTAAGTGAGTCAATATATCTCAACTCAGTAATGCCTTTCTTGGGGTTATCTAAATCAATTACTTTGTGATAAAAAATTCGTCCATCAATATACCATGAACGAATAATTTGATGAGCACGATTATCAAAATTCAATAGTCTTTTGATATAATCAAACTCATCTCTTACTTTTTTCTTGATCCCCATACCAATGTCTAGATTTTCTAGATTGATATCCACACAGGAGTCGTTATTGTCACTGACAACAAACTCATTTACAATTTCATCAACAGCAGAATCCACCTCAGGATGAAGAGCCATATCCCTATACCTACGGATTAGCTCATACTCATTCCTTGCGGTGGCATCTGTGTCTACATATGTACCAAAATAACCGCCAGCTGCAATAGAAGCAGGTTCATCAGCGAGAGGAGGTACTGGCGACTGCCCCTTTGCTTCAGCTTTGCGGTTAATTTGGAAACCAAATAGTTGACCCATTATTAATTAACTCAATAACTCTTTCCTAGAGTTATTTATTCAATGTTAATTCCACTTCTTCCAGCTTTGGATTCGCTATCGCCTTCACCAGCAACAGTCCAATAAGAATACTGGAATTCAATTGAGAATTCTTCAATCTGATCGTTGCTGTCATAAGCAAGGTCAATTGCAGATGCACTGGTTGGGAATGCGTACCATAACTTATAAGATCTTAGTTCACTGCCATTTGAGTTATCATCTTTTTCAAGTTGTCTGATAACAACAGTGCGACCATAAGCGGTAGGATCAATAATACCAGCAGTGTTTGCTTGGTGGGAATTGATTTGTTGTAGCCATTTTTCAAAGTAAGATCTTACTTTGAAATCTTTATCGTTGATGAAGGTTGCAGACCAGTTATCAAATGTTCTGTCGCCTGCAATCTTAACTGTTCTACCTCTGAAGGGAACTTCAATAACACCTACGTTAGATGAAGGTAGAGCAGCAGACTTACACATGTAAGTTACAATTTCAGTGTCATCTGCTTCAGCTGTGCCAGGAAACTGAATAGACACTTCAAACATATTAGGGCGTACACCCTGACTTACCTTTGATAGGAAGCTTGAAACGTTGCTAGTAATTGCCATTTTTTTTAAAAACCTCTTCTTTTCTGTTTATTATTTAATAGATCAGCGTCCAACGACTTCGTTGAAAGAAACTCCAGTACGTGTAGCAGTAAATGTAACTGTTACATAGTTAATGGAACGGGCAGGTTTGATGAATAGTTCAGCAACGAATTCGTTACGATCAATTACATCAGGTGTGTTGTTTGTTCCATCACATACAACTAGGAAATCGGTGATACCCTGTGCGGCAGAGATCTCATTTAGATAACCATTGATGTTTGCAAGGAATCCAGAACGAGTTGTTTCGTCGTTGATCTCAAAGAGAACGCCCTTAGCAAGAGCTTCAACTCTCTTCTCAATATTGAGGAAGAGGCGACGAACGTTGATTCTGTCAAAAGCAGAAGGTGAAGCAAGAGCAGTCTTGTCACCGAATAGAACAGGACCAGAGCCAGGGAAAGTTACCACTGGGTTAACTCTGTTCTGATAGAGTTCATCTCTATCTGCTTTATTTGGATTGTATGCAAGTTTGATTACGTTGCGGACACCACCTCTTGCCATACCAGCAGGAGAAATCCAATCTGCAACAGAAGTAGATGTGCTAACACAAAGACCAGCAATATCACCGTTGCAAGCAACATAGCGATACTTATCATTGAAACGATCATACATGTACTTGTAACCGCTATCTAAGACAGCGTATGAAGTAGATGTAATTGAATTCATGAAGTTGAGAGTGTTTGTTCTCTGCTGTACAGGTGACAGAGCAGAACCACCACTACCAATTTGGTTTCCAGAATAAGGAGAAACAAATGCAACGCAGTCCTTACGATTAGCAGCAATGGCAACTACCTTTTGTGCTTTAGCAAGTGTATCTGTCTCATTACCGAAGGAACCACCCATTAGAACAAAGTCAATGGTTGTTTCTTCTGTATCAATGAATAGATCATAAGCAGCGTTAACTTCACCAGCGGTGTAGGCGTAATCGTCAGTACCATTGCTAAGGGTTGTTTCGTTCTTAGCAACTAATACGAACTTACTGCCAGATGCAAGACCAGTAGAAGCAGTGCTGATGGCAATTCCACCACCACCTTGTGTTGGTTCAATGGTGTTACCAAGTGCAGCACCATGGAAAATGTATTCAGACTCTAGATTGATAATTTCCTTATAGTAAGTAGAAGCACCTTCAGCACTCTTACCATCGGAAAGTTTAGATAGATAAGTGAATCTTTCTAGAACTGTATTGGCAGCACCAGAGACATCTCCAGTAGTGTCAATTACTGCAATGTGTACTTCGTCATAAGAAATGCCACGTGAAGAAGCATACTCAGAAGTACCAGGACGTGGACCAATTGCAGCGAGTTTTAAACCAGTTGATCCAATTGTTGTGTTGGTGTACCAGTCTTTAACACTGTCAACATTGATGTTGTCATCAGAAACAGTGTTGATTGTGACAGTTAGATCAGCAACAGCACCAGTTCCTAGACCAGCAGCAGCAACTGTTACTGAATCATTAGCAGAATAATCTGTACCACCATTAACGATAGTTACTCCTGTAACATCTCCGTTTGCATCAATAACAACATTGAGGCGTAAACCTGTACCAGTACCACCTGTAGGATCAACAGTGTGTGTACCATTTTGAGTTCCCTGACCAGCGTAGGCACCAGCGGTAACTGTTTGTGCAACACCATCGCCTGGTTCGTCAAACTTATCACCAGTTACGATAAGAGTTGTTGGATCATCAAGGATAACTGCTAGTTCTTTAGTAGCAGCGTCCCAAGAATAGATTCTACCCTGTCTTCCAGCAGTTGTTGTGAAAGCAGTGTTGAGAGTAGTTGTGGCAGGAGCAGAAGCAAGTGTGAGAATTTGATCAGCACCACGGTCTACAGCAACCACTTGAAGTGAGTTACCCCATGTTCCAGCAGAACGTGCAGCAAAAATATTAGCAGCACCAACACCTGCTTCCCACTCTGAATCATTTTTGATTAGAGCACCAGCACCGTTAGTTGCATTTAATACACCAGTTCCAGCACGAACCACAGATAGGCGACCACCATATCCTAAGAATTCAGATGCTACCAACCAATCCTCGGCATTAGCATCTTTAGGTGTACCAAAAGTGCTGACTAGTTCTTTCTGATTAGAGATGTTTACGATTTCTCCAATCGGACCTTTCTGAAAAGATGATGCAAATGCAGCAGTGAGCGATGAAGCTCCTGTAATTACAGCATTAGTTAGGTCACGTTCTCTAAGAACTACACCAGGCGAGACTTGACTTGCCATGTTTTAACTCCTCGTTGATGTTCCAATTAATCTGTAAGTATTTAGATTTTCTGGAACTTAGAGTAATTAAAACTATAGGGGGACTTGCAATACCCCTAATAATTCCACATGTATGATACTTCTTCTTGTGTATCTCCGTAAGCCCAAAGGTCACCATCGCCATCAATGAAAGTGTCATCACCTAATCCATCATCAACAAAACCAAATGGTGCCATGTCTTGTTCAATTTGATTTCTTTGTTCTTCGTAAATTCTTCTTCTGACATCTTGGTCAGTCATCTCTCTAAAATAGTCTTGCATGACTAACCATGCAAATAGAACCATACACATTACAAGGTCATCATGATACCCATCATCCGCTTCCCAACTCTGTTTTCGCTGAATGAATGTAGTCAACTCTCTCAGAATATCAAAATCAGAGAACGTTAATTTGTCATCTTCAATGATTGCTTTGAGATTAGAGCATCCTTGTTTTTTAACAGTGATACTCATTTTGACACCTAGTTGTGTTTTGTTTCCTGAGAATCCTTGTCCGACAATTTGACCTGCTCTACCACGCATTGCACACATTAATACGTTAGGATATTCAAGATCATAATTTAAAGTAGCAGCAATACTATCGCCAATATCATTGACTTCTACTAAAATATACGGAAACCTATACTCTTTCGCTACCCTGTGTATGACCGAGGGAAACATAACAGGCTTAATCTCATTATCTCTGTATTTTGCGACAATTTTATACGGTAACGTGGTAATGTCAAACACGATGAAAGCACTGTAATCGCCACCAATTCCTCTGGCAACGTCCACAGTGATAATATATTCGTGATTCTCTTGTGCTCTCTCATATACGTCAAGTCCAGCATTGCTTTGAATTGGATCTTCAAACGGAATCGCTTGTAGTTTTGAAGGAGAGATTAGTGTATCAGCAGATCCAAGGAAGTCACATTCAAACTCTTGTGCAAACTGTCTCTTGGATGTATTCTTTAATGTCTCCTCTTTCCATTTAGCATCTCTACCTGGAACTTGAGACCAATGTACTTCATTTGTAACATATCCATTCTTACCATTTTTAGCATCTTCCCACATCTTATAGAAGTGGTTCATGCCATTAGGCGTTGAAATAATTATGACTTTCGTTGATTTACCAGAAGTAATAGTAGGATAAACAGAGGCAAAGAATTGCTCAGCAACGTGATTCGGTACGAAAGCGAACTCGTCAAGAAAGAGGATATTAAAGGACATACCTCGGACAGCAGATGCAGATGTAGAAGCTGCCAATATCTTTGATCCATTTTCTAACTCCACATTACCTTTGTTCCATACAAGGATACCATGCTGCATCCATTTCGGCAAGTTCTCATACGCTAATTGAAGACGACCGAGTAGTTCTCTAGCGGTGCTAGCCTTGTTAGCAAGAATACCAATGTTAACACTATCGTTGAAGATAGCGTAATGAAGCAAGTAAGCAACAACAGTGGTTGACTTGCCAGTTTGTCTAGGAAGTTTTGCAATGTTAAATCTATTATTGTGAAAGTCCATCAAGATTTCCTTCTGGAAATCATACATGGAAAAAGGTACTAGACCTTCGTCTAGTGAAATGATTTGAATATAATTTAGAGCAAAGTACAAAGGATCTTCTTTGCATTTAATCCATTCCTGTACTTGCTCTTGTGTAAATTGTATCTCAGTACCAGCCTTCTTTAGGTTGGGATTACCAAGATATACCTCAGTCTTAGTAGCCATTATAAATCTTCAAATTGGTCTCTCAGATTTTCTAGATCTCTTTTCTTTTCTTCAAGCAAAGTCTCTATCATCATTGCTCTCATTTCCCATGTTTGACCACTGGTGGAACCTTTACATGGATTGATGCAATTAGCTTTTTCTAAATCACTATCAGGAATATTATTACAAACTAAACCTGCTAAATCATGCGGATCCCCTTCTTTTCCAGTTGACCAGTATAGTTGTCCATTTAACCAACTAGCACCGCATTTGGTGCATGATGTAGAATTAAATGATTCCATTTGTAATACCTCCGTGATAATATTTATGAGGATGTTATAAACTTCCCTTGGATCTACGTATTTCTCTTAGTTCTTCAAAGTTTTTATTCTTTGTTCCACCATCGTAGGTCCATGCATATCCTTCGTCAATCATTTCTTCATTGAGGGACACATCTGCGTCCCCAATGTAAAGCCACCCAAGAAGACGCCCATATTTACCGACGCCACCAATAAGTTCAGTACGGATAACAAGATCATCATCACCATCCACAGCCGCCTTGAGTTTTTCTTTGAGCCAGTTTGTTGCGTCAATTCCAAGTGCTTTCTCCTCTAAATTTCGTGTACGTTTTTCTGGTGTGTCTATACCAGCAACTCTTACACGTTCTTTTTTATAAAGATCAAAACCTAAATCAATGGTGACATCAATAGTGTCTCCATCAACTACTCTGTTTATCTTGATCACTCTGAAGTTGTAACAACTCTTCCGACTGGGTGGTAACATCATTTGGAAATCTCTCGTCATATGAAAATATGTATAAGATTGTCCATACAACTCCAGCAAGAAGTATCACCATCATCCAGATGATACTCCAAGTTACTCCGTTCGCATCTTCTAATGGTCTAAGAACAAGATTCATTTTCTATATCTGACTGGCCATGTTATTTCCATAGTAATAGTGAGTAAAGTAATGAATGCCAAGACAAATAGTAATGTCATGCTGGATAATCCCAATCTGTGATGTTATTAGTTTTATGTGTTGGACCCCAAGAATCTTTCTTATAAATGTATGGAGCTGTTCTGATGGGACAAGAGTCTCCAACACATAGAAGTTTCTCAACAATTCTCCATGATTCTATCACTTCATCTGCATGAACAAAGTGTGATTGATCACTGTTTAAAACATCGTATAAAAGTTTTTCGTAACCATCTACAGCAGCATCTGGATATGGATGAGTCAATGTAGCAGTTTCTACATCATCTTT